GCATCCTCTAAGTGCTCATAACATTATGAGCCCTCGCCCATTAACTTAAGGCAACCTCTCGAAAGAGAGATGGCCAGGAGAGAATGGGACCCACCTAAGGTTTAACGACGCCTTAGGTCTCCTCGTTTGGTAACCAATAGTACTAGTACTACTGGTAACCACTTTAGCAGCTTCAGAGAAAAACTGAAGTAACGAGGAGTGCGTTTGGTTGACTCGACGAAATGTCTTGACAGTGATGCCATGGCACTTCATCTCGACTCGCTGAAGATCGCGGTTCCACCTAAGTTTCAGGTGAGAATTACGACCATCAAACGATTGCCAACCAAACAACCCGGATCCGTCTTCAGTGTAGGGAATCTTATACCCTAGACTATTGACTGTCCTTTGGATATAGTGGGACACGGAGTAATAACCTCTTTGGAAGAAGTTATTAGCCGTATCAACACTAGAAACCACGGACCCAGGTCCGGCTCTACGGGGCACATCCAGGATGTTTGCTGAGGTCACGTCTTGACCAAAACAAGCATCAACGCCGCAAGACTCCCTAAAGGCAATGCCGTTAAAGGTCTTGTCGGTGTTAACCTTCAGGTGAAGGCTATGAAGAAGTGCCTCAAAGTACACCAGTGCGTCAGCGGGGATGACGACGTCATCACCAAAGACGTGGACCTTATCCTTGAAGGATTGAACATTCTTGATCGACGGTCGAAGGCCACGTGCCCGAAGGCAGGCGGCTAGGGCCATGATCAGGAATGAAACAGATTCAACAGGAAAGGTTGTTGCGTTACCCATCGACGAGTACTTCCGCAAATAGATAATGCGAGAGTGACCCGAACAGATATCCTGTTCGACCGTTGAAGACCTACAGGCCTTCATAGCGGTCAAAAGGGATGGCGACTGCCTGAAGAGGCGCTCGACAACCCAACAAGATAAACGATCTGACGCAGCCGAAAGATCGACTGTAGCCAGAGAGCGCGATGAGGAGGCTTGAAGAGCTAAAGCAGCATTGATGGTTTGATCATCGAATTTGATGAAC